CGTCTAGGGCTTCTTTGGTATCATGAATATACCCCTGTGGAACCGCAATAATTTTTCCATCTCTATATGCTAAACCATTTACGTGGTTCTTAAGGATTGAGATTTTAGTTCTGATTGCATATGTTACTTTTCTACCACCTTTAACTGCATCAATATGATTGATACCAGCTTTCTTTTGGTTACCAAATAAGAACACAATTGATGATGCTAACCATACAGCCTCTCCACCTTTTGCTTTGATTTCTGGTTGACCAAATGGATTATCAGGTAATTCAACCCATGGCTGATTTACAATAACCATAGTTAGATAAAGAGGATTTTCTTTTGTTGGGTAGTCCTCTTTTTTAGACTTTGAAATTCTTGAATGTAAACCCATACCAATTTTATCAGCCAATGCCGATGCATTATGTTGTTTACCACCCTTACCCTCAAAGGTCATTTTACATGGAACAGAACCAATTGAATCCCAGCAAATCAAAATAGAACGATTAATCTTTCCACTAGCCTGAGCATCAACTAATTTATTAATAAAATCAGTGATTTCTTCGATGTAGTCAAATCCATCATTAAAGATGAAATTACCATGCCATTCACCATCATCATCTTGTTCTGCTTCTAAACCTAATTGAACAGCGTGTTCCCAGTTCCATTTCTTTTCAGTGATAATGAAAACAGGTAGATGACCTTTCTTTTGTGCATCCACAGCTGCCAAGATCATTGCAGTTGTTTTAGATGAGTTAGAGTGACCTAGAAACATATTAATACCACCCATAACTGGGCCAGGCATACCACAAGCATCTAAAAATGCTTGGCCACAATAGTAATAATTTGTGTCTTTATATTTTGTTTTTGTTGAAAACTCTTTTAAAAAATCGTCTTCGTTAAATTGTTTTTTCTTAATACCAGCCATAAACTTGATTTTAAAATGGGTGGTAAATTAATACCACCCTTTAATTTTATTAGAACGGCAAATCTTCGTCTGCCTCATCATCTACTTGTGGATCAACAACTGGAGCAGATGGTGTACCACCTAAATCAGCAGAAGCCTCTTCACCATACACCCATTTCTTGGTGTCAGCATTCCATTTAGGTACATAACCCAATGCTACGCCTTCTAAATACTCAACTGGTTTTTTAGCATAAACATCTTCCCATGTTGTAGCATCATTTAACCAAGCATTTTTCTGTGTTTCATCTGCACTTAACGGTGCAACATCGTCAGGGAAAATTGCTGTGATGGTTGTGTACTCACCACCATTTGGCTTCTTAGAAAGATTCATAGAGATCATTAAATCACGACCGGTATCGGCATTTGTGATATCTCCCTTTAATTTCCATAAAGCGATGATCTTATCAAGAACACCGTCTCTTTTTCCACTGTGTTTGAAACGCCAGAACTTGATTCCATCTTGTTCGTTTTCACGATCAATAACTTTAACAACATAGAATTTTCTTGGTTTGTAACCATAAGAAAGAGTTCTATCTGCTTCATTACCAGTCATTTGAAGTGCTTTATACACATCATTTAATGGTGATTTAACACCTCCGATCGTACCATTTTGGCTCGGATCATATAATTTTACCCATTTACCGTCAACCTGTACCTCGTGAAAATAAACTTCAACGAATGGAGTTCCGCCGTCTTTAGGGGGGATAATTCTGATTCTTTTTTCTCCTGACTGACTACCTTTAGGTAAAATTGGTGCAAAATACTTTTTTAAACGCTCTTCGTCGCTAACTCTTGGTTTAGAATTACCGGCCTGACTGTTTTTCTCGTACTGCGCCAGTACAAAATCTGTTACATTAGACATAATAATTGTTTTTAAGTTTTTAAATTACTTCTCTATCTAATATAAACAAAAAAAACCAGATTACAAAATCTGGTCTTTAAATTTTTAAAAAATATTTTAAACTACTCTAATGTCAAAAGATAAGCTAATTTATTTATTTTTGCGAGAATCTCGTCTTTTAAATTTAATAAGTCCGTATCTTTCTCTTGGTCCAATTCAGTTGTTATCATATATAGTTTTCCTTTAAAATCTTGAAGGAACTCTACCATGTTAACTTCTGATAAGTTTTTATACACAATTGTGTTTGTTTTTTCATCTACACTGAATCTACCCCATTTACCCATGGCTACTTCTACATATTCATCAACCAATTCATCTAAGCTGTCATATATGTCACCAAAAGCAATGTGTCTAGCATACCCCTTAGTTTGCCAGTGCAATATTTTAAACTGCACCTGAGTAGATAAAAATGAGTTTATACTAGTACTGAGATTCATCTTGTAATGGGTTAAATGTTTTTTCTATTTCTTCTTGAGAATAATTTTCCACATCGCTTTTTGTTAAAACGTATTCGTTTTTACCACTAGCTCTCATTTCACTTTGTTTGTTAGCGAAAAACTCTTGTGGTTTTTGATTAAAAGGATATGAATCTAAAGATCTCATTTCCAACTTTTCAACAGGCGTTGGTTCTTTTATGTTTTGGATTTGATTACCTAATTGATCAATCTTAACTAAAATGTTATCCATTTGAGATAACTTTTGTTCTAATTCACCAAGTCTTGAAAATACATCATCCATCTTTTGGATAACTGCACCGCTTTCTCCTTTGGTGTTTTCAAGATCATTTTTAATGTTTTTAGTCATATTAACCAAATCAGTAACATCAACTTCTTCAGTACTTGATTCCGGTTCTTCTATTGTCCCAGGAGCTGGGACTGCAGCAGCATCTGGAGATGGAGGTAACGCTGGAGCCATATCAGCAGCAGCATCAGCCGGTGCTGGTGGCATCGGTAACTCTTCTTGTTCCATTATGTAATGCTTGCTCGCATTTCTGTTAATAGATTTGTATCTATTAATTTCATCTAATAATTTTTGCTCTAGCATAATTTTAATCTTGTAATAATTGTCTACCGTCTTCGGTAATATATTTTTTATTTATTCTTTCAACAATACCGTCTTTGCTTCTTAAAACATAACATTCTCCGGTTTGTAAGTCACAAACCTCTTCTTCTTTACCATCTGTAGATACACTCTTAACCGTTTTAGGGCTAAGGAATTGATCTACACTATTTTTAAATTTATTATTTTCCATATTTTTATAATATATTACTATAAATATCCAGGTTTTTGGTAATTTTTAATTCATTTGAAAATAAACCAAGTCACCTTCGTTTAATTTAAGTTTTTTCATCAATCGGGAGTTCATAGCAATTCCATAATTACCCAATTCTATTTTTGGACCGGAATGTACTATACCGTCATATTTCCCGTTGATTGGGTCAATATTTGAAACTAAGTCATAGTTTGTTCCTGTTTTAGGATTTGAAAATTTGATGGTTTTCGTATTAAGGACTTCTTTTTCTTTACCTGTTGTATTAAGTCTAACAGCACAAAACTCATATAATGTTTCATTAATATCACCCCATGTTTTAACTAAATTAGGTGAAGATGTTAAATAAGAAATACCCAACATTTTATCATCATCATTTAATTTATATGTGTTTCCACCCATAAGTAACACCCTAGCACGTAGCCATTGATCTTTATCTCCTTTATCAAATAATTGAACATATTTTTCTTCTGCTGTCTTTCCATAAGCATCGGTTAATTTAGCCCCATTATAAGGTATTAGGTTTTTATAATACCCGCTTTCTTTTACTAATTTTTTATCAATATCTTCATTAAGCAATTGTGGGCCGATGTCTATAGTTACATTACCCCCCTTGTTTTTAAAATCATAGGTTTTCTCTAATTTAACCTGATTATTTGCTTGTTGTTTTTTCCTAAGCGCTGCAGACAGAATTCTACTAAACAACGGTCTATAACTAGCAACGAATGAATCACTCATTTTTGGTAAACTACTATTTGAAATTCTTACACCTTTAAATGATGTTTCAACACTATTTCCTTTTATTGAGTGATTAACTTCCATGATATAATATGTCCCGTGGAACATTGGTACATTCGATAAGTAGAAATACATGGTTGGTTGTATCATAACATCCCCCATCATAGTAACTTCACATTGATATGATGCTGTTTTATATATGTCAAATAATCCAATGTCAACTTGTGTAGTCCCACCACCACTTTGTGATCTAGCCAATCTTTCTTGAGCAACCGCACTTTCTGTTGTGTTTTTATATGTCGCTTGATCTAGCGATATTGATTTAAACAATCCTTGACCTTGATCACCAAAATTGATTTCAAAAGAAACCACTCTATTTGATTTAGATATATCTGCATCCATGAATATCTTTGGTTCAACTAGTAATGGGTTGTTATTAGTATCGCTAATATCAAAAC